GATGCCAGCGCCGTCGATCATCACGTTCGGGTCGTTAGAGACCTCGATGTCGGTGCTGCCCGCGACATAGCTGTTAATCTGGACGGACAAGTTGACGAGGTTGCTGATGTCGATCCACGGCCCGTCGTTGTTCGGCGGGCTTCCCGTGATGGTGCTGTAAATCTGTAAGGTTTGAACCTGCATGGCTCTTTCACCCCTCGCCTAAAGGACATGATAGTTTGGAAAAGCGGTTTCAACTGGTAAAATGGACGATTGCCCGCTGCTGGGGTCGTTAGTAGAGTCCTGCCCGACCCGTAAACCCGGCATACTTGTCGGGTCTCGTCGGAGGCGTGATCCTCCGTGGGATGCCGGGGCTGGCAGGATGGTAAAAGTCCCGGCATCTATTCAGCTAGGCGCGGCATCCAATGCGTATGGGGCAAGAAACAAAGAGCTTGCTGCTACGGGCACTGATCATTCTTTTGATCTCCGCTGTTGGGACTGCCCTCATTATCATTCCTCTTTTCTTCTATATCGGCAGTGCCATCAACATCCTCGTTTATCTGGTTCAGAGCTTTCGCTAAAAGCCTCGGATCGTCCTTGAAGCATTCCATCCCCCGGTTGCAGCTAGTGCACAGGAGCCGCTTCTGGGTGCCGAAGACGTGGACGTGGGTGTCGCGGTGGTATAGCGTGAGGGAGGCTCCACAAATAAGGCACTTCTTGTCCTGCGAACGCCAAAGCTCCAGGTAGTCGCCCGGCGTCATGCGCCACTTCTGCTCAAGAAGCTGCTCAAAGGCTGCGACCTTGGCCCAGAACGACCCGGTGTAGGCGTTGTGACAGGTCTTGCAGTAGTCTTGCTTGCCAGAGGTGGTGCGACGATTCTCACCGAAGGCGTCGAGAGGAAGGCGCTTAGAACATTTGTTGCACCACTTGGAGTGTTGGTCGAAGAGCCGTTTACGCCCCATAGCCTCTAATTTTTCCCCTAATTAGAGTTCTGTATTGAGGATTTTTCCGCTACCCGTGTCCTTTGCAGAGGACACTTCCTCCAAAGGCTTATCAAATGGCTAACAACATCGTTCTTAACCCGCAACGCGGCGACTCCTTCGCCCTGACGGGCGTGGCAAGCGCATACAACCAGGCGAATGCGTTCGCGGTGATCGGCGTGACCGTCTACAGCACCGCCAGCATCTCGGCGCACGCGAACAACGCCCTCGCGGGCCAGGCGCTTACGATCTCCGGCTTCGCCTCGGCGGGCAACAACGGCACGTTCCTTGTCACCGCATCCACGGCGACTACCGTGACGACCAACAACGGCAGCGGCGTGGTTGTTGTGGCGGCGGGCACCGCGAGCTTCGAGAAGCAAGGCTACCTGCCGGGGTACGCCTCGAAGATCGAGAACCTGATGTGCAACCAGCAGGGGGACAACGTCACCGTCAATCCCGGCGGCTCAGCTTATTTCGCGGGCAGCCCGGCGGAACCCTCCGGCGACCTGCTCATTGCCGTCGCCATCGGCATGAAGAGCCTCTGGCCCTTCGACCAGTTGCACGGGGAATCCCCCGACTTCGGTTACCTGCAAGGCCTGAACGACTTCAACGCCAACCCCGTCATCACGGACAACAGCAGCGGGACGTTTCCGACGCCGATCACCGAGATCATCCTACAGTCAACATCGTACACTGTGACCAGCGTGGCCGCGGGCACCGGGGTGTACGCGGGCACGTTCACGGGCGGTGGGTCGAACGGCTACGTGGGGTACTACTTCACCATAGCGGGCTTCGTGAACAGCCAGAACAACGGCACGTACATCTGCACGGCGTCCACGGCTATCGCGCTCACGCTCACCAACCCCAACAGCATAGCGGAGACGCACGCCGCAACCGCCACTGCTAACGCCATCGAGGTGGTCACGACCAACGCCTTGGAAGTCGGCGACCAGGTCGTACTGGCCGGCACGCAGGAGTCGTTCCTGAACGGGACCACGTTGCAAGTCGTGGTCGCCGGGGGCACGTACTTCACGGCGAACTACCCACCGTCCTGGATCGGCTGGCCCGTAACCTACACCAATGCCTCGGACACGGGCACCGCGACCGAGGCGGGCGGCAACGAATGGACCCTCGTGACGAACCTCAACCTCGCGGACTCGGACTACACCGTGGGCGCGACGCCTCCGGCAGCGCCGGGGCCGTGGCCGTCCAGCAAGTGGAACCTCGACGGCTACTACCCGAGCGTCTACATCTGGGTCTGCCAGAACGCCATCGCCGGGAGCTACAAGGTCAACCTGAACTCCATGTATCAGAACGGCATCGACCCGCCGCAGGACCTCGCGGCAGGCAAGCCGATCTTCGACGGCGGCGTGAACTTCCAGGTCTTCTGCTTCTCCGGCGCGGCTTTGTCGGGGGCGGTTGATTCATCCGCTATCGGCACATCGGCAGCCAACCCGGCCGACGCGGGGTCTTACATCAACACATACGCAGCCAACGGCGACCTGCTTTTCTCCGTCGGCCTCCAGAAGAGCGGCAACGTCTTCAGCGGGGGAGACGTCCTCGCCGGGACCGGGACCGGGTCGCCGCCCTATGGGGCACCGATGACCGTGATCTCCTACGGGAAGCTGGTCGGTTCCGAGGCGCACTACGCGGTGGAGTACGCGCTCACGCCCGCTGGCTCAGCCGGAGCCTACAACCCCAACTGGATCAACCCTCTCGGGTACGAGATGGTGGTCGCATCAATCGCAATCAAGTCCGTCTAACCGCAGTTAAATGCTGGAAAGGGGCGCTAACCAGCGCCCCTTCTTTTTTGCTTATCCGAAAATTAGCAGTATTGGGTATTTAGAAGTGTGTGGACACCCTACGCCTTCGGGCTGACACTTGTCCTTATCACGATTATACTACAAAATTTTAAGTCTTATTGGAGTTTTTGACAAATGCAAGGCGTTTATGCGTGGACGAACACGGTCAACGGCAAGGTCTACGTAGGGTCGTCAACCGATGTGTGCAGGCGGAAGAGTGCCCACTTGCGACGCCTGAAAGCTGGGAAACACGAAAATGAGCACTTACAACGAGCTTGGAACAAGTACGGTCCCACCGCTTTCGAGTTTGAAATTCTTGAAGTAGTAGACGATCTAATCTGGCTTCGTGCCAGAGAAACAGCTTGGATATATCATCTTCAATCCGCCAACTCCGAATATGGTTATAATTCCGCAATTGACGGTTGGAATCCAGTTACCGCCACGCCTGCCATTCGAAAAAAGCTCAGTCAATCCCTAAAAAAGCGTTGGGCTAATGGTCAAGTTAAACGCCCCACGTATGAGCAAATGGCGGGGCAACGGGCGACTCTAAAAGCAAAGTGGGCAGACCCCGTTTGGCGTACTGCTATTCTTGAAAAACGTAAAAATCAATGGACACCTGAAGCCCGATTCAAAAAGTCAACACAAGCTAAGAATCAATGGACATCTGAACAACGCACTGCACAAGCCGCACGTTTGCGTAAGCAACAACTTAATAACCCAGAAATGTCTCACCGTGGTGGTCTCAAAGGTTCATCTGCGCGGTGGAAAAAGGAGAACTAAAATTTCGGAAAATACGCCATATTTTGACTCTGTGACTAGCGCGAGAGCCATGCTTCTTTCTGAAGAAGATCAGCTTGAAGGTACAACAACAATTTCGTTAGAGACTCAGGGTGACCTCACAGCGGAGGAGGACGTTTTAACGTTTATCACGGAGAACTTCCCGGAGTTCCTGAGGTTCCTGCGCTACCTGAAGAAGGAAGACCAGGAGCTTTTGCTTTCGTACTACCTGTTGAGCAAGACCCAGAACACCCTTGCGATCATCCACAAGTCAACGCAGACGGTCTGCTCCTTTCGCATACGCATGGCGGTCAAGACGCTGGCGTGCTTCATCATGATGGGAGAGCCAACGACGGACAGGATGCACGACATCCTCGAAAGGACCGGGCTTGAGAAAAGTCTTGAGAGGATCGACCTGTCGGAGGTTATCGACCTCTATGCGAAGACGCGCTCGTTCCAGCGGATTGCGGAGGTACATCATCTGCACAGGCCCGACATCCGCCGCGCCATGAGCCGCGCCTCGAAGGCGCTCATGGAGTCGGAGATTGCGCAGGAGCACGCGCTCGGAGCCTACATCCACTCGCTGATCGACAAGGCGAACCCGTCCGGCGTCGGCTACAGCAAGAGGAAGATGCAGAAGCTTGGGCACCTGTATCGTTGCGATCCCCCCATTCTGGGGGAGTTCCGCATAGACGTCTCGGACCCGGACTTCGACCACATGTTCGTGTCGCGGGCGAACAGATGAGAGAGACTTGTCAAGTCTGGGTCGGAGGTTTGGATGATTATCGCCAGTGTGATGCGCCAGCCGTAGACTATTACATGGGCGACGATGGCACCGTTCTAGGCAGGAAGTTCTGGCTCTGCGCCTACCATTGGGACATCCACACAAAAGCACTCGCGATGATGGCTAATGGTTGTCATAGTGGACTAGCTCAAAACGACCCGTGTCGGAGTGCTCGACGATAGCAGTCAGGGACTCGACCCAATCCCCGCAGTTGAAATAACTGTCGCCGTCTTTTACATCTCTTAGCGCAGGCGTATGAATATGCCCGCATATGACCCCGTTTGCGCCTTCCTGTCGAGCAAGTTCGAGAAGAGACGCTTCGAAGTCCCCTACATAAGCCACAGCCCCCTTGACAGTCTTTTTGATCGCAGCAGAGAAAGACCAGAACTTCATACCGAAGAGCTTGCGGCACCAGTTCACGGAAGCATTGAATCCCACGAGCCAGTCATAGAGAACAGACCCGAACTTGGCGAGCCAAACGGCATGCCCCATCACGGGGTCGAAGAGGTCGCCGTGGATCACCAAGAACCGCCGGCCGTCGAGGGCTTCAAAGATCACTTTATCCACGACCTCGATGCCGCCCAATTCAAAGCCCTCGAAGAGGCGTAGTTCAGGATCATGGTTGCCGGGGAGTAAAATGAACTTTTGGCCCTTGCGTGCCTTGCGGAGGATTTTTTGGATGACGGTGTTCGCCTCTGGGGGCCAATGGCGGCTGCGCCGGACTTCCCACATGCCCAGGAAGTCACCGACGATGTACCAGACCGTGGCGTCATTATCCCGCAAGAAATTGAGCAGCGCCGAGTAGTTGCAGGCTCCGCCAAGATGCAAGTCGCTTATGAAGATGCTGCGGTATGAAGGCATTTACTCAGTATAGTAGGCTGTCCAGTCTTTGAGAAGCTCCTCGGCTTCCTTGCGGGTCTTGACTTGCGGCCCGTAGACCGTGCCCTTCTCGTCCTGCACGGCGAAGCCGCCGTCCTTCTTCGCGATCTCAAGCCTGGTCTTCAAAACTAAGCCTTTCCTGCTGCTCGTCGTAATCCACGCTTTTGGTCTCGGCAGCCAAGCCGCGATGGAACTTTTCAAACGCCTGGCATTTCACAGGATGGCGACGCAGGAAGCGCTTCCTGTCCTTTTTCTCGCTGCAAACGGCTCCGCACTTGAGGCAGGTCAGCATGTGCGAAGGGCAGGTCTCAGTGTCCATATTTCCCGCCCAATTCGGCGCGAAGGCATGAGCGGCCATTTGTTTCGACGCACGGCGGGGCGCTCGGTCTTTGCGTCGATCTTGGGACGGGCTGAATCGCCACATTGATGCCGTTGATGCCAAGGTACCCTTCGGGGGTTATCGGCGTGGCGAATGCGGTAAAGTCTGGAATGAAGGTGTCCTCCGAGTCGGAGTAAACGTAAATGGTAAGGTAAGAAACGTCGTCACCGTTGAGTGCGTTCACGTAGCCGCAAATTGCCACGCCCCGAGCGGTTCCGGCGTACACATACCGCTGGATCAGCTTTTCTCTCGCCGCGAGAAGTCCGCCCATCGTGGTTTCGTGGCGGGGGCGGTAGAGGATGGGACCTTGTTGCGCAGGGGAAGTCGGAGTGGTGGAGCCTTGCTGCGCGGGTGGGGTTGGAACGGTCTGCGCGACAGCGTCACCGATTCCAGCGCAGGAAGCGATCAGCAGGGCTAGGGCAAAAGTTATCAGGAATCTTTTCATGCGGCTCCTTTAAGTTCCCTCATAGAGGGCGCTAGCTCACATATGCTACAACTTCGTAGCGCCCGGTGACTTCCAGCTTGTGCCACGACAGGGACAGATAGCTGCGCTCGGCGACGCGCTCGTTGACGCGCCCATCACGACCGCAGTAGATTCCCGGCTCCATCTCGTCGAAGCCGTACTGTTTCAGGATAGCATCAATCTGAGTGATTGGCAGAAAATCGTGGTAGGTGCCGCAAAGGGTGAACAGGTCGGCGTTGACTCGGCTGCGCTGGCGGCTCTCAATCTTTGCTGTCATCGTGTTCTCCTCTGGGCGATCTTCGCAACCACAGGGGTCAGAATCGGGGCATCCATGTCCAACGACCGACCTGCAAGAACCGCAGACTTCATGGACTCGACCATTGACTTCTGTTTCCATTTTGGTTTCCCCTCCATCCGTAGTATACAGCCGTGAGACCGAATTCGTCTAGTTTTAAGTGCTTTGTTTTCAAACATAAAATCCGCCTTTCCGTGCAATTCATAGGCTTTGGTTAGTTACGGTATTAAGCTTTAATGGCCGATCAAAAACAGCAATTTTCCCCGTTAATAAAAAGCGGTGAATGTCGATGGAGGTCTTTGTTCTCCTACTATGGGGGCAAGTCCAAACTCGTCCGTTGCTACCCTACCCCGAAGCACGATCTGATTATCGAGGCCTTTGCGGGAGGGGCATCCTACTCGCTGTACTATCGGGAAAGAGATATTATTATCAACGACTTAGACGATATCACCTGCTCCATTTGGCGTTTCCTGCTGCGGCCGGAAGCGCTGGACATTTTCGACGTCACCGTAGACTTGACGAAGCTGGTCGCTGGCGCGAGAATCTCCGAGACCGTCGATCCGAGTGCCGATCCCGGCCTGATCCGGCTTCTCCGCGCCGAGGCCAATCAGGGCACGATGGGAGGAAAGTCCACCTGGGACGTGATCACGAAACGCGGCCAAAAGTTCTTTCCCCGGCTCCGCGCCAAGATGGGCTATTTCCTACCGAGGATTCGCCATTGGAGATTGGTACAGGGCGACTACCGTGCTCTTGAGAACCAAAAAGCCACATGGTTCATTGACCCGCCCTACGCGAACAAAGCGGGGTCACTCTACAGGACCGCTGCCGTGGACTTCGTTGAGTTGGCCGCTTGGGTGAAATCGCGGATGGGGCAGTCGATTGTATGCGAAAACGAAGGGGCGACGTGGTTGGACGGCTTCAAGCCTCTCAGGACACGGCTGGGATTCAAGAGTTCGTACCAAAAGTCCGAAGCGATGGAAGTGTGCTGCGAGATTATTAACCCGCCGCAGGTGCAGCCTGGGTCTGGGGAACTGCCTTCGGCTTGTTTATCCCCAGAGTAAACCCCCGAGAGAAAAGATACCGCGCAAATTCGGGCTTGTTAATACGCCACTCCCCTCCGCGCGTATCGTGGGGGTAATTTATCTGCACATTCACCGACGGGTCTGGGGCTGGGAATGTAACGCGCCATTCAGGGAACGGAAACCTTTTTGTGATAGGGATGACGTATTTCTCTTCCGCAGGCGTGATGGGGCGTTTGACATCAGCTTCGTACTGCGCTATCGTTTGATCCATCTGCGCATCCATCACCTCAACCGTGATGCGGCAACCAACACTCTCCACATAAGCTTCCATGTCCATCATGCCCTGAGTTGGCGGTGCCATCGGCTTACCGATTGCCTTGGGTAATTGGACCTTGCCGTAAGGCTTTAGTTTGACATTCGGAACCCAAGTCGGATCAACATCTATGTCTCCGCCTTCGTGGAGTATTCTAGAGAGTCTGCCTACTTGTTCCAGTACGGTTACAACTTCCCCTTCGTACAGAGCCTTCCCAAGGTCGGCGGTCTTAAAGATTCCCGCGAGCAGCGAACCTGCGGGCAGGGGTAACCTTTTTTGACGATGTCTTGTTTAGCTCGGATTCGCCTTGCGACTGCGGGATGTTCTTCACGAACTCCCCGGCTTCGGGGGCCGTGGGGGTGCCGGGCGGGACGATCTGCGCCAGCGGACGAGTTCTTCCCTGCTTGCCAGCGCTGACTTGGGTGTCTCCTTGGGACTGGGGGATTTCCTTGACGAACTTCTCGGCAGGCTCCGGCTTGGTGCCAGACGCGTCGTAAATCTGCTCGTCGCCGCGCTTGCGGCGCGAAGCGTCCTTGATAGACGTCTGGGCTTCGCCGCCCTCAGACTGCGGGATTTTCACCTTTTTCGGCAACTCAGGCTTGCCCTCACTGTTGCGATCCGTCACGAAACCACTCGCTCCTGGGCCGCTGTTCGCGATGCGGGGAACATCCACCTGCTCGGGCTTCCTTGGCTGACCGGACTCGTCGCGGTCTGTGGACCACGCCTCGCCCGCACCTTCCTTGACCTCCTCGTCAACCGGGGCTTCCTCACCCTCTCCGCCGTGATAAATCTCCTGAATGCCCTCCTCGGCGAAGGCTTCCTCTGCCGGGGTGGCGTTCACATCGACTCCAAGCTGATCGGCTGCCATTTCCAGAGTCCCGGCGATCTCGTCAAGGCTCTTGTACGCTTCTTGGACAGCTTCAGCAAGCTGTTCTGGGGCTTCCTCAGCGATGCGCTTGAACGACTTGGCGTAGTTCCGCGCTGCGGCGACCCGGACCTTGAGAGACGATTCCTTGGGGGCTTGGATGAGGTCGAGGTTGTCCCTGAGGTTCTCGAACCCCTCGGCCGCCGCTGAGCAAAGGTAAGCCAGCTTGGCAAGCTTCTTCTCAATGCCAGCCGCGCCTTCCTCCGCTGCGTGGCGCATCTTCGCCCACTTGGTCTTCTGCGCCGCCTGCTTTTCAGCCTTGCGGGCTTGGATTTTTTTCAGTAATTCCGCACGATTTGCCATTTTCGAACCCCTCTTAAATAGACTGCAAAGTTGTTAAATGTCCTGCGCGATCCCGAGGGCGCAGTCCTCGCAATAGTAGCCCTCAAGCTGGTGCGCCGGGTCGTTGACGTCCCCGAATTCCGGGAACTCGTGCCACATCACGTCCGGCTTGATCTCGCCGCACTCCCCGCACGGCGGTGACAGACCGCCGAACGCCTTCTTGGTGATGCGCTGCTCCTCCGCCGCAACGAGGGCGCTCATCATGTGGTACTTCGCGTTTGGAAGCTCCGGCTCGATGGTGTGCCTCTTCAGGCCCGGTTCCTCCTCGGGTTCCATGCCCGGCGTGATCGCCACGGTAGTTCCGCCTGGTCCCGGAGCCTGTTCTTGCGGGCGAACGAGATTCATGTTCTGCTGCACGTTCGGGTGGACGGGGGCGGGAGCCGCCGCTGCCGCCTGGACGCCGCGCTCGGCGGCGCGTTCTGCCAGGTCAAGCTCTTTCTCGATAGCGTCGTCCGTGCTCTGGTACGGGATGGACTCCTCGTGGTCTTTCTTGTACCACATCTGCCTGTCCATCCACCAAGTCGCGCCGTGGTGCTCGTTCTCCCTCATCCAACCGTGCTTTTCGAGCCAGTGCTCCTTCTCCTCCTCGCTCATATGCGGGAGGGTGTCGGGGCTAAGCTCGCCAGCCGGGGCGGGCGCGTTGTCGCTGAACGGGATCGCAGGGTCGTGCGGGCCGCGATAAACGCCCACATGGGCGTCGAACGGAGGCTCCTCGGGCGGCTCCTCGAACTCTATTTCCGGCTCGACCGCGTGCTGGCCGATGCCGCTAGCGGGTGCAAGGTTGCCTATGTGCGTGACCTGCTCGCAGTCCTCGCAGTAGATTGAGTAGCCGCCCTCGGTCGCGTCGATGTCGATGTTGGAGCCGTGGCAGCGCGGGCATTCCAGCCCGGTTTCTTCCTCCGGGTTAGGCTCCTCAAGGTACCTTGCGCCGGTCTTCATCTCGGCTTCGCTCTCGGTGCCGGGAGGGACGTTGACGATGCGCGGCTGGATGGCGGGTGTGCGCGGCGCGGTCGCCGGGGCGTTCGGGCTGTGCGGGCCAGCGCCTTGGTCGATGGCGTCGGGGACCGCCATGGGCTGGGACTTGCCGGGCACCATCGGGTCGGTGACGTTCTGCTCCTGCATCGTGACCGTCGTGTTGCCGCTGCCCTGCGCCGTCTTTTCCTCGCCCTCAAACTCCTTGGCTTCTTCCACGCGGTCAAGCCAAAGCTGCTCCGCCTCGTCGCGCTCCCAGTCCTCTTGCGTGTACTCAGCAGTCTTTCCGGCGCTGAGCGGAAGCGGTCGCGAGCGGCGGGGAACCATGCGCTTCTGCGTCTCTATCGGCGATGTCTCGCGCATCGGCGTGGTGACGGGCTTCCCTACAACTGGGACAGTATGGACAGCCTGGGAGCCGCAGACCTCGCAGCCGCCGCCCTTCGGGTCTAGCGGACCCTCGTGCTGGCAGTCCATGCACTTCCACTGCTCGTCCGCGCCCCGCTTGAACCTGCTGCTGTCCCCGAGCGGCGTGGTTTTCCGTATCCTGGGCGGGACGAGTTCCACCAACCTTGCTTTGTTCTCAGCGGCCCGCTGCAAAGCTATCCGGCGCTCCTCCGGGGTGGCGCTTGTATCCCTGGAAATCTCCAAGTCCCTAGCGATCTCCGCATTCAAGGAATCTTCCATCTGACCTATGGACAATGGCGGTCTGTTTGCGATTTCCTCGGATTTCTGGGAAGCCAACTCGGTCTTTTTGATACCGCTCATGAGACCATCCGGGGAGATTCCCTCGGTGCGGTGCTCGTAGAAGTCCTCGCGCCACAGGTCCCCGGCCCCACGGTCGTCGTCGTTCCCGCTGTTGGAGCCAGCCCCGCTCTTGTCCATCGTGCCCAGCGATGTCGCCAGACCAGTCACGCGCTCAAAGACCTCACGGAGCGAGTCCACGTAGATGTCGTCGTGCTCGGAGACCACGGTATCCTTGCCGCCGCGAAGCCGGGAGAAGGTTACTTTGTAAGTGTCGCCCGGCGTGAGTTCGATGCGCACCACGTTGATGCCGTTTTTGGTGAATCCGCCGGAGCCGGGGAGCCTGAACGACAGCCCGTTCCCGTTGTCAATAAAGTTTTTTGCCCCGGTCATGGCGATGAACTTGCGTCCGCCAAGCTGCTCAAGGATCGTCCTCGCGACGGAAGGTTCGTCTTCACCGCCTACGCGGCGCTCCCTGAATTCCGCCGTGTCTGCTTCTCCCGAGACGTAGTCCGTGTCGGGCCACGTCTCATTGCGTATTGCCTGGCCATCCGCGTCATTGAACTCGTGCGGAATCATCGCCTTCTTAGAGCCTTGCTCCTCGCGGTACTTCTCGCAGGACTTGCAATCGCAGCGCTTATCCCGGTTGTGGGTCTGAAACCTCTTGGTTTTGGAAGCTCCCTGCACTCCCATCCCGCGCAAAAAGTCCTTGTCGGTGTCCTGCTCGATCTGGTGCAGCGCGTCGCTCACCTCGCCGCCCGGTGTGTACCTCTCGTCCTCGCGCTCGGGATAGAACGCCTTCCACTCCTCGATGATGGGGTCGCTGCCCTTGCCGTCCTCCTCGTGCTCAAGGATCATTTGGTTGAGGTAGCGGTAGCCCTCGTCGGTCAGGGGATTCTCCAGGAACTCGCCGCATCGGGCGCAGTGCTCCGGGCCGTCAGCTTCCTGGTTGAAGTACGGCCCCTTCGGGTACTTGTCGGAGTCCCAGGAGGACTCGTCGCTAGGGTTCGCGGGCGTGTAACCGTGCTTGTCGAGCCGCCTCTTGAGCGCCACGCCGCAAGGCTCGCAGTATACGTCGGATTGGTAGATATACTCACCCTTGCCGGGGTTGTACGCCGCCTTCTCCATGGCGAACTTGTGAGCCACGCTCGCAAGGATAGGCTCCTCCTCCTGCGGCGCGAGATAGGCTGGCACCGCGTGGCGTCGCGGCAGGAGCTTCCCGGCGTTCGTGAAGTAGAACGCGTGCTCCCTCAGCCACTCGTCGTCCGTCTTGAGCGGGATCGTCGGGTGCTGGTGGCCCTCCGCCGAGGTTGTGTTGACGTAGGGGTTGTTCCTCACGTCGCACTTGTCGCAGTGGTAGACGTCGCCCCGGCGTTTGTTGTCCGAGGTCCAGCGGTAGATGAAGGCGTCCTTGACCTGCCTGGCCATGTCCGGCGTAAGCTGGTCGCCCCGGAGCAACTTCTGCGCGATCTTTGACGATCCCCAGCGGGAACGCGAGCGGGTATGGCTCGGAGCGTCGGCAACCAGCTTGGCGAGCAGCTTGTCCTTGGCGAAATTCGGGTCGTATTCCGACGCGCCCCACCCGCCCGGATTGGCGTGGTTGTCCTGCAAGTGCTCGATGGCGGCATCCTTGGAACCGAACGGGCCGTAGGCGTCGGCGTATTCCCGCCAGTCCCATGCGCCCTTCGGCGAGTCCCAGTTCTCAAGCAGGTAGTACCACTTGCCGGGCTGGTACTCGAAGAACCAGCACTCCAAGCCAGTAGACGCGGTCTTCGCCTCCGTCATGTTGCCGCCGCAATGCGGGCACTGGAGGTTGTTGCTGTCGGACGCGTCGCTGGTCCTGCGGCATTTCTGGCAGGTGAGCTTCTCGTCCTCTTCCACGGCGGCGGTGTTCAGCGACGACACCATCGCGGGGCGTGCGCGTTCCTTTTGGCGGCGTTCCTTGCGCTCGCGCTCCGTGCGCTCGGCGCGGATCGCGTTCATCAGGTCAACGAAGATGTTTTTGTCGCCAAGCTCTGTGCTGTGTGACATGATGAACTGTTCGACCATGTCCGGCAGGCGCATGAAGTAGTCCCTGAACGAACCGAAACTCAGTCCGGTCTTCTCCATCCATTCCTTCTCAAACTCACTGCGCTTGACGCCCTCGCCGCCCGCCTGAAGGATGCGCCAAAAGATGTCGAACAGCAGGATGAAATTGTTCGCGCCCTGTTCCCCCGCGACGCCCGGCTTCGCGAGCCATTTCCTGAAGCCCTCGCGGAACTTGGCGATGTCCCTCTTCGACTCAACGCTCTGGAACTCCTCCTCGCCGACGCCGTGCTCCTCGGTTTCTAGGATGTTGATCTCTTCACTCTCATGCTGAAGATGCCGCCCTTGGTCGTGCCCCGGCTGCCACATGGAAACTTCCTCCTCGGGCATCCGTTCTTGAAGCTTATTCTGCATTTCGCTGATGCGGTACATGAAGGTGCTGATGAGGAAATCGGTGAGCTTTTTCGCGGCATTCTGCCTGTTAACACCGAGGCTTTTTGTCTTGGAGACAAACTGGCTGAGGATGTCGCGGTGCCCGAGGACGGTGAACAACATCTCATGGATGAGTTCGTCCTTAATGATCTGCTTGTCCTCGGCGTCGCCGCGCCCGGCGACGTAGAGCTTGGGGGAGACTACTTTCTGGAACCAGTTGGCCCAGCGGAAAGCCTTGCCGTCGCGCCCGACCGGGTACGGGAGGGGATTCCTCTTGTGCTGCTGGTTGTAGCGCTCGATATACGAGTTGATGTATGCGTCGAATTCGCGGTTGAAGGCGAGGTGGATATTTCCCGCTGCATCAGCAACCTTAATGACGGTGTTGTCAGGATCAGATAGCTTAGAAACTACGCGGTAGCAAACAGAACCGATTTTTACGACCTGCCCGACCCGAAGAGAACTGAATTTGATCATGACGCCCACCTTTGCGCAAGGTATTGACGCATGCGTTCACTTTGTGCCTTGCGCCTTTCAGGCGTCCAAGAATTGCCCCGCAAAAGAGACTGGCTGATTTTTTGTTTTTGTTCTTCTGAAATTACTACTTTACCTTTACGAGCAACACTGATTTTACGGCGGGTTTCCTCGCTTTTCGGGCTGCCACGATGCGGGTGGCTAACGCCCATCTTAGCAAGACGTATTTTTTCCCGTGTCTCGCTGGAACAAAAACGCCCTTGGCGATCTATGCTCATCTTCTTTCGGGCATCTGCTGTGTGCTTGAATCCTGAAGAACCGTCGCCGCCAAGGGTGAGGTTATACCCGTTTTCTTTTAGATGGGACTGGTGCAGAACGATGAAGAAGGTCTCCATTTTGCAAAGCTCTTCCCTAGTCTTGGCGTGATGCAAGACTTCGACGGCGAAAGCCTTTGCACCGTACTTGCGAAGGGCGTTGTGAAAGTACGTCTTGCTCCCGTGAAATGCACGAGAAAGGTGGTTACCCCACCGGCGACTAACATTCGGACCCTCCCACTTGCCGATGTAGACCTTGCCGTTGATCGTATTGGTGACACGGTAGACGATCATGGTTTAGTCCTAAATTGTTTAGAATAAAGGACTAATCCAAAATTTTGTCATTAGGATCGTGGTCCTGCCCAGCATCAGCTTTCAAGGCCGATTGCAAGACTTCCAGATATTCGCTGTGGTCAGCGAAAGCCTGTTCGTCGTGCGAGAACCCAGCTTCGTTTTCCTTCGCGTCCTTCTGGGCAACCTTGACACCGCCCATACGCTCCATCTCTGAGGCGAACAGGGAGTTCATGTTGTCGGCGTCGATCCTGGCTATTTTCTTTGCCATTTTGCGGTCTCCTAACCTTGGTTTAGGTGTATTCGGGAGAGAGCGACTCTCCTGATATAGGGGCGAAAAGTTGTCTTTCTACCGAATGCCGCGCAGATACCTGATCCCTAAGTTCTTACGTCACGACAAGGACGTAGCCCGCCGTCAGCGGCAGCGGGTTGCCGCCCTGGTCGTAAGTGTACAGTGCGAAGACCTGCGTGGACGGGAAGCCGCCCGGAAACGCGTAAGTGCCGCCGTTGACCCCCGGATCGACGGCTATGATGCCGGTGTCGAACGGGGGCGACCCGCCGCCGATGATCGTGATGCGGACCTTGGCGACATTGAACGTGTTCCAGACCAGGGTGACCGGGGCGTTGGGGGCCACGGGAGACGCAGGCGAGGAGGTCATGGCGGCGAACGGCGGCAGCGCGGCGTCCCCCTCCGTGCTGTACGACGCCAGCAACGCAAACCCGCCCACTATAGGCAACGACATCAGAACACCACCACTGTCACGATGTTGGACGTGCTGCCCGCGAAGTCGCTCCCCGAGGGTGTGTACTGGGCGGTGTAGTAGTGCGTGCTGGGAATCTGAATCTGCCTCGCCCAGCTTGTCGCGACGGCGGCGCAGCCCGTGCCGCTCGAATTGACGACGATGGCCGGGGTCACCGACGTCCCCGCCGTCGCCTCGTTCAGGTACAGGCAGGGCGTCGTCACCCCGTCAACGGGTTCCTCGCCGGACGGGGGGAATGTCGATGCGCTGACGAGTCCGAGGTTGGCCGATGTCGTAGATGTTGTGCTGGCGTAGAACACGGCCAGGGCCTCGTCGTCGAATGCCGTGACGATTGTCGGCCCTGTCTGCGGGTTGCTGCCGTTGGGCGGGATAAAGAACGACGCGTTCTGATCCAGGACAAGCGGCCCCTGCCACTCGGACGCGTTGGCGAAGCCGCAGTTTGCCACGTGCGTGCTTCCCGGCTCCGTGACGGTGATCGTCGTCGGCCCGCCCTTGGCGACCGCGTACCACAGGGCGGCGGAGGCGGCTTCGTTCGTCGAGAAAAAGCCGCCCAGCAGGGTCGTCAGCGAAATCCACGTGTGCCCCGCCGTGTCGCTTATCCCGAAGGACGCGCTGCCCGTGGCCTTCGTCGCCGACCAGACGAGGAGGATGTTCCCCGCCACCGTGTCAGTAGGCAGGATGTTGATCCACGGGGACGAGGAGAAGACGTCGCCGCCGTTGGTGATCTTGCCCTGGCGGACGGGGTTGAGGACGCCCGTCCCCGCGTGAGTCTCGGTGTTCGCAGCGTTGTTCGCTATCGTGACCGTCTGCGCCACCGAGTCGAACGCCGTCAGGATGCCGTTCCGGTTGTTGCTGCCAGTGGGGAACCCGGCGAACGCGAAGCACATCCCGACGACGGGCGTCATGCCCGTGTAGGATGTGTAGTGGTAGACGCCGGTAAGACCGACCTGGGTGACCATGTCGAGCACCATGCTGGTCGGGGTCCAAGAGGTAGTGAGGGTAATCGGGGTGCTAGCGACCCCGTTTACCACCGGCACGGGGCTTCCAATAGGGGTCTCCCCGTCGTAGAACTGCACCGACCCAACCGGCGTGGTCGTGCCCGTGGCTGTCACAGTGGCGGTTAAGGTCGTTGGAGTAGGCATTTTCCCATTTCTTAGGTGGCCACCAAAACGGTCGTGGTGGAGAGCACCCCACTCACGAACGGAGGCGACGGGACATGGTGGACGACCTGGATCACACCTTGCAAGTTGATAGCGGTCGCCGTGAATAGCAGATAGCGGTTGTTCGCCGCGTCGAACGAGAAACCCTGCACCGTCTGGAGCGTCCCATCAACGTACACCCGGAGGTCGCGTCTCGGGTCGAACGCGCCAAGCGGGCCGTCCTGCGCAAACGGGCCCTGGAGCGGCGCTAGCACAAGCTGAATCCTGTTCGGGTAAGACAAGTTTGTCTGCGCGTACATCAGTCTTCCTCCGCCTCCCCCTCGTCGTATTCGCGCCCCTCGGATTCTTGAATAGCATGCTTCAATTCGTGGTCGATGCTCTTTCCAATCTGGTCTTCGTAACCCCGGTGCGCCTCAAGGTCAACGAGGATGACAGGGTAGCCGCACGTGCCATTGATGTATGTCGCGACCGCCCCGAGTTCGGAAAGATCAACGTCCCAAAGCTCGAATGGCTCCTTAGTGTTTCTGTAGATTCCGTTGGCCGCCTGCACCGCGAGCTTGGCAAGCTCCAAGTCGCGTCCCTCGACTGGCTCATAGTCCCACAAAGGCTGATAGTCGTGGCTTTCATTGTCCTCCGGCGCTCGCCAGAGCAGGCCCGGCTCGTCGGCGGAGGCGTACTTCGAGGACGCCTTGCCCTTGAACAATTTCTTGACCTTTTCCCACATGGTGCGGCGTGTCTCGGGGTCTTTCACCCGCCTCCAGAGGTTGCTCAGCATGTCGGTCACGGATTCCTCGGACTCTTCCCCCTCCACCGGGTACGGCAGGTTCTTGTGGATGTGCGGCTTGCCTTCCTCGTGAAGCTCCTCGATTTTCTTTTCTTCTTGGTCAGTCAATTCCGTTATGTCCGCGATCTCCTGCTCCTCGGGCGCAGGGGCAGGTGTGGGTGCTGCTGCGGGCGCTGCTGGCGCTTCCTCGTGCGGTTCGGTGGCTGGTTCGGTGCGCTCGATAGCGCCGCCCTCGGGCACCTGCTCTTCGAGTTCCTCTTCGTGCTCCATCCTCGCCTCCTCTTCCGTCCGCAACGCATCGAGCAGCTTTTGCTTGATCTCCTCGTTCTTGGTCTCGCGGATTTTCTTAAGCTGCTTCTTTTTCTCGGCCTGTTCCTGTATCCTTTGCAGGCGCTCCGGCGTCTGCTCCGCCTCGTCCTTCCTGCGCTCCATGTCTCGCTTGCGGAGGATGTTCACGATATTGTGCTGCACGCTCGGGAGGATGCGCTCGAACACCGCGTGGATGTGCTTGCAGATGACGTAGTTTCCCCGGAGGTCTAGGCGCTCCTTGGGAGCTTGAAGAAGCGGACGCGAAGGACCGAGGAGACCGTCGCGCTGGTGCAGGTTCCACTGAGCGCCCCAGTAGAGGAACGCAGGGCACGAGCATTGCACTTGGATGTCGAGGTCTTTCGCCTTCTGGCTTTCCTGTACCTTCGTCACGTCGAACTGCACACGCACGTCGTGACCGGCGGGGTCCGAATCCTCTTTGTTACACTTCACATTGTAGTGGAGGAACAACGCCTTCGGGTTCGAGTCCAACAGCCGTGGCTGGCAGCCGCCCCTGTACTTTTTCGAGAAGGCGTTGGTCTGGCGGACGAGGTCGGGCAGGGAGATCGCGGTCTTTACGGCGCGATTGCCGATGCCATCGACGACGTCCACGGCAGCGGAAAGTGGGATTGTGATGAACTCAGCCATTCGGACGCACTTGACCCCTCACTTAGAGGTTCGAAAGACCGTGTTTACCAGCTAAAAGGACTGTCGTTCCCCTCGCCCCAGAAAACCACGCGCACACAGCGGCTCAGGTCGCATGCCCCGTAGCCGAGGACTATCAGCCTGCGGCAGACGCGCACCTTGACCCATTTCCTGAATTCGGAGACGGTCTGGTTGTCCTTGAGGTTGTTGCAGCGGTCGCAGGCGGGCAGCAGGTTGGCGTCCCAGTTGTAGCCGCCCCGCGACCGGGGCGTAGCATGATCAACAGTGAGGTCGCCCGGCTCCGGCTTCGCGCCGCAATACCAGCACCGCCCTTGGCATTTCGAGGTTGCTCTGTTCCACTGGCTCCTGCGCGGCGTACGGGGCATGCTCAGGCAGTCTCGTCCTCAATCTCGAACTTCTTGGTGGGCGCTGACGCAGCGGGGTAGCCTTTTTTGGTCGGCAGCTTAGGCTCGGCGGGCGGCTTCAAGTTTTCGTCTTTCGCGGACGCCTTATTGGGGGGCTTCGGGGCTGGTTTTAGAGCGGGCTTAGGCTCTTCTCTCTTAGGGGCGGGCTTGGGAGCCTCCACGGGCTTCGGAGGCGCTTTGGCAGCCGCCTTGGCAGCCTGGGTCACCTCTTCGATGAACCCGTTCTTCTGCATGGCGGCAAGCCCCAAGGTCGTCTGTTTCACGGCCTTGACAACCTCCCCGTTCCGGTACACCGTCAGGCGATTGAAGTTAGACGTGTCGTGGACAAGTATGTCCCCGACCTTCACGAAGAAGCCGAAATCTGCGAAATGAACCGGGGATTTGACGAGGTAGCTGCGTTGCACGTGTGTTTTCCCTCTAATTAGATACCGAGATTGCCCATCTTGCTAGCATTTCTAGCCTTGTGAGATGCAGACATCTGTTGCCTAGTCTCGCCGGAATGATGCCCGGTAAACGACATGGCTGGTTTTTTGCCTTTCATTGATTCAGATCGTTTTCTGCGGGCCTCGACAGACCATTTCCACGTCTTGCCTTTGGCTGCCACACGGACCTTGGCGGCGTGCTCTTCTGAAAGCGTGCGACCTTCCAAGGTCTTGCTGATTTTGTTGGCTACTTCTGATGGGCAGCCGCTTGCACGATGGTGCTGGTCGCCACGGGAAAGATAGGAATAAGCATCCGGCTTTCCCTTTTCTACTCGATGGTGCGTTTTGCTTCTTTCGCCTACCTTTGTCTTAAATTCGCTTGAATGACAAGCGGGTCTTCCCAAGCAAAAGCCTTGATCTAAGTACAATTGAATCTCTTTGACCAGAATGCGATAGGACTCTTCTCCCTTGTGTACCCACTGGCGGGGCGGGGCGACCTGAGTCCAGCCTTCCGCAAGCCTTGCGCCAAGTTCTTCGGCGGACACCACAGTATGCAGCTTGCCTTTGTAGATATGCATCCAGCCCTCGACTGACGCAGCGCCAGAGCGGATGCGCTCGTATTCGAGCGACATGTCCCGCACCAACGCCTCGTCGTAGTTGCTTTGTACCAAAACGTTGAGGCGCTCCACGGACGCCATCTTGAGAAAGGACAAGTAAGCGACTGGATGCTTCGGCAAGGCGCGGTAAAGATAATAGTGCGCCACGAAATGGTCGGACGGCGTGAGGCGCTTCAGGTTCCACGAATAGTTCTTGAACGACTCAAATTCTGGGAACATGGCGCGAGGCAGGATGTGGTGGCGATGACTGCGACCTGCCGGGGACTTGGCGGACGCGACAAAATCCAGATAGGCACCAGTCCAATTTTGGTCAGCGCCCAACTGACCGAAGTGTGTCTTGAAGTCCATGCAGTCTAATACTGCAAATCTTTGAAATTCAAAATAAAAAAGCCCCAAAGCAAGTTCGCTTTGGGGCTTTTTGTAGGTTGTTGTAAAACTTAGGTTTAGTTCTCGCCCGTGTTCGCCGTGCTGACGAAACGTCCGTTCACGGTCAAACGCTGGACTCCCGAAGGATTGAAAACCAAAAATCCCAAATTCTCGAATATGCTGAATCCAATCTGGCGGAGGTCCGGACGGTCTGCCGACATCACTGTCAGCGGAATACGTTCGGGGATGACGCCCAAGAACTCTGCGTCCGCTAGGATGTAGATCGAGCCGTAGCCGACCTTACGGGACTGGAGCAGTGTTGCGCCCCAGAGGTAACCCATGACGCCAGTCTTGAGGAGCTTGCGCTGGGTTTCGCGGTCGATGTTCTGCTGAGTCCACTTGAGCAGGTCGGTGTAGTCGCGCGGGTTGAAGAACACGAACGCGACGGAGAGGTCGTGACGCTGCACTTGTCCGAAACCATCAGCCATGCTGTTGATGTCGATAGGTGCGTTGATCGCGATGTCCGGGTTGTACACCGGGTCGTTTGCCGCATGCGTTGCCGCTGCGGAAGCGACTGCGTCGAAGAGCGAGAAGACGTATGCGTCTTCCTGCGCTCCGACTTCTGCCTTCGCCAAGTTCAGTGAGCGGGCGACGAGGTCGAAGCGGCGCTCCTTGATCTGGGTGATGGGGATCATCGGGTTTGAGACGATTTCGAAAGTCGGCACAGTGACGCGCTTCGGCTTGGTGACGCGGACGATGTCGCCGCCCTCTTCGCCAACCACGAAGGCCTCCACAAATGACGAGCCGGGTGTTGAACCGACTGTCATCGCGGCCGTGTCGAATTCCTTGTCATAAATGGGCAAGGCACCATCGGGGAGAGTCTCGACCATGAGCGCCTTACGTGCGATGCTCATATAGTCGCGACGACGGCGAAGGGAAGGTCCCAACGACGCTGCAAGCTTTTGCCTGCCTCCCGCCGTCTTGAGCAGTTGCCCAAGCATTGCGGTCTGTTGCTGAGTGCGTGATAGATTTGCCATGTGATTTTTCTCTCCTAAGAAGTTGTCTTAGTCGAAGTCCCCCTTACAGGAGCGACGCGACGCCAAGCCACGGCTCGGAAGCCGAGGGGACGTGCGTGCAGATGCCAACGGCGATAGTCCCAGTGCCCTTGAGGGCGAGGCTGGTGTACTTTCCGACGTTGGTGTGTGTGGAACCGCCGCAGTAGACAAGCTGTCCTAGCGCGAAGGTTGCGTTGGCGTCGTACCCCTGGAAGTCAACGTTGCCCTGCCAGAGTGCGCGGACAACAGGTGCCTTGCGGGAGCCGGAAGGCCCGATAGCGCCAGCGAATTCGCCGGGGCCATTGAGCAGGGTAGCGAACGGGATGTTCCCCTCGGCGGAACCGTAGGTGCCTGCGCTTGTGTCGCAGGGAACGATGTTGCCGATGGAACCCATTGCAGGCTCATACGAGGGCTGGAAAGCGAGGGGGGCGGTCAGGGTCGCGGACGAGTCGATGATCGCCACGATGACGCCGCCGAGGTACCCAGCGGAGGTAAGAGTCTGTTGGTCTGTGCCCGGATCGCCAGTCAGGAAAACGGCAGGCGTGCAGTTGACGCTGTCGTTCTGACCGTAGTATGTTAGCTTTAAGCTCATACGAGGTTTCTCCAGTTGTAAAAACGAAACGAATGTTTTGAGTTTGCCTCACCCAATCCGGTCGCCTTGGGGGCGAGTGGGACTATAGGTTTCAGCACATTCACTAAGGGGCTAGGAAAAAGAAAATTTCGTTAGTTATCGACATGTCCGTAATACGTGGTATCATATACAGAAGGTATTATGGGCATGTTCATTTACTTGGTAACGAATCTGATCGACGGGAAGATGTATGTCGGTAAAACGGAGAAGCCCGTTGCGCGAAGATGGCGGGATCACAAGTACAAAGCCTATCATCGTGGTGTTCAATGGAACTATTATCTCTATCGTGCAATCCGCAAACACGGCCCCGAAAACTTCTCAATACAATGTTTAGCTGAAGCACGCTCCTCGGAGGAACTTAGCCAGCTTGAAAAGCTATGGATCATTATTCTAAGCACCACCGCACCCAACGGCTATAACCTGACTTCAGGCGGTGACGGTGTCTCAGGAACTCCTGAAATCCGCGAGAAGCAGAGACGCAAGGCTCTGAACCGCCCCACATCGGCACGGCAAAAAGAAGTCACCAGCCAGATGTGGAAAGGTAAAGCTAAACCCGCAGCGCAGCGTGCAAAGATGGCAAAGCACTGGGACAAAGAACGCCGAGATCAACAAGCTAAGATTGCCATCGCAACGAACAAAGTCGAAAACGCTAAGCTAAAAGACTACGAGTGCCCGACCTGCGGTGTGAAGTTTGAACAGGTTACCAAAGGTGTCTATGGCGGGCATCGCCGCTACTGCCTACACTACCGCAATCCATGAAAGCAAAAAGGCAGGAGCGTGAACTCCTGCCTTTCGGATATAGCCTTTCGGCTAGGGCTTAAAACTCGTCGTCGCCAAGCAGTGCGCCTGCGATGTCAAACGACGGACGCTCTGATGCGGTGACGTTCTTGAGCTTCTTGATGACCGGGGCTGCTGCCTTTGCAGGAGCAGTTGTCTTCTTCGCGGACTTAGGAGCCTGCATGACGTTGGTCTCGTCCTGCTTGACGCGCTTGAAGCCGCCGTCCTCGGGCTTCTGGTCTTCGATAGCCTCCGCGAATAGATCACCCTCGTGGTCGTTCTCGTTGTCGCGGTTCTCGCCGGTGGCGGAGTCGGACTCGAAGTGCTTCGCGGCTTCGCCTGTGAACGACGGAACAACTTCCATCCCGGCGACCTCGGCTGCCGTGCGGACCTCACCCGCGATCAGTGCGCGGAGCGGATCGGAGTCGGAACCCTGCAAGCTGAAGAAGTCTTCCATTGACGCGATCTGCGTGTCGTCAAGGCTGGCTTCCATGCTCTCGGCTGCGGAAGGTGCGAAGAACTCTTCGCCGTTGCCTGCGACATGCTCGTCGCCTTCGTTGGCAAGGGCAGAGACCTTCTCTTCCATATCTTCCTCGTTGAAAACCTGCGCGAGGTCAAGTTCCTCTTCACCCTCTTGCAGGATTTCCTGCTCAAGAGCCTTGATGGCTTCCTGCGCCTCTTCGATCTTCTCTTCGACGACCATCTTCTTCTCGTCGCTAAGAATCTCGCCAGCGGTGTCGGCTTCCGCGCCCTCGTCCATCGGCATCTCTGCCGGGGCTTCCGCGTCCATCGGGGCTTCCTCAATCGGGGCCTCACCCATCGGAGCTTCTGCATCCATCGGCGGCATGTCCTCTGCGGGTGCGTCCATCGGAGGCATGTCTTCCGGTTGCGCTGTCTTCACAGCGGCGTGCTTTGCGCACATCTTGCCAGCGCCCATCTTCGCGCAGTCGGCGCACTTTTCGGCGGATTCCTTCTTCTTGGCGTCTTCTTTTGTGAACGCGGGGGCTTTCTTGCCTCCGAACACGCCGGGTTGTGCGGTCTTATCGACCGACGCTTCCTTCACGCACTTGCATCCGTCCGGGCACTTGCACTCACCCTCGCACTTGCATTCGTGCGCCGCCTGCTTCTTCGCGGAGGCTTCCTTGCCGGCCTTGTCGCCCTCGGACTTGTTAATGGTGTCCATCGGGCGGTGTTCGGCCTGCGTCTCGGACTTCGACGAATCAGCGTGCATCTCGGCGGGAGTGGTGTCCTTGCTCGGGGAGCAGCGACCATCATCAAATGTTGCTAGCTGCGGTCCCGCGTCCTTGCGGTCGTCGGCCTTCTTCTCAACGGCGGCGTTCTTGGGGTCGCCCTTGACTTCAGACTCGACTGCTTTCTTTTCTTTGCTCAGGATGGAGGGGTCTTCGAGGAGGTCGTTCATCTCGACCTTGTGAACTTGCTTGAAAGTCTCGGCGATCTTGGAGTAGTAGGCGTTCTTTGCCGTCTGGCGAAGCATCGCGTTCAGGGCTTTCGTGCTGTTCTGGAGCAAGCTGGAAGCGGCGCTCTTCTGAACTTCTGCCGGGGCGGTTGGAAGCATCGTCTTAGCGATAGTCCATGCGGCCGCGACGCGCTGCTGTGCCTCGCGCTTGATTGCATCGCGCTTGGTCTTAACTTCTGCCAACTTCTCCTGAACTGAAGTCTTGGCTGGGGTCGGAGTTGCCATGTTAGAACCTTCCTTTTTCATGTCAGAACGGGCAGAAACGCCCTTCTTAACAGGGGATGCGTAGCTGTTTTTCTTGCCAACTAAAGGGTTTCCAGCGTTTGCCGAAGCCATCGGAGGCTCCAGCGGGGCTGCTTCTGCCATCGGTTCTGCGGGAATCTCGGGTGCGGGGGCAGGCTCGGGGATTGCCTCTGGGGCGGGGGGGATTGCAGCCGGGGCTGCCATGTCCGGGGCGGGTGCCCCCATGGGGGCTGAGATGTCGGGTGCCATGCCGCCAAGCTCGTCCTCGGCCGCCACCTCGCCGCCCGCGATGTCGCTGATCTCGATGTCGATCTCGCTGAGCAGGCCCTTGATCTGCTCGGACCACGGGCCGTCCTTGAACTTCTCCCACTGGGAGATAAGCTCGACCCCCTCGCGCATCTCGCGAATCTCGGTCTCAAGCTCCTCGCGCTTCTCGGACAGGAGGTCGAACTCGGGGGACACGGGCGCTTCGGCGAGAGCGTCCGGTGCCATCTCGGGCATGCCTTCAAGCTCAGCATCCATAACGTCCAAATCGGCTTCCTTCTTCAGTAGCGCTGCCTGCAATTGCTTCAAGTTTGCCATAGATTCTTTACCTTCTGCGGTCCCCCAGGAAATCGGCGTCCAGCAAGGTCTCACTCAATGAAAGGTCTTCGTATTCAGTCTTTTTCGATGCTGTCATGGCAAATTTCGAGGTTGCCGATGACTGTTTCTGAGTATACGGGGTCGAGGGTCCCACCCATTCCTCGGCGACTATGCTCCGTTTTGCGGCTCCGGGGAACGCCGGGGTCGCCACCCAGCTTGCCTCGACGAACTTCACGCCGCCGTTGACCATGGTCTTGTGCCCGCAAAGCTCGGCTATTCGACGCGGGACGCCGTCGTCGTCGGCCAGGAACGTACCCTTCTGAAAGGAAAGGTGGTTGCAGTACGTGTTGGCGTCGGTCACGCGGGTGCCGCAGTAGGAGCAGATGACAAGGTCGGTCACGCACCCCATGGACAGGTAACGCACCCTGCCCTCGCGGATGTCGCTGACCAAGCGCTCGTGGGTGACGTCGGTCGCCACGAGGATGTCGCAGTAGTAGACCCAGATCGAGCCGCCCTCCGCGACGTTCACCTTGCGCAGCACGGCGTCGAGGATGTGCCCCTTCGCGTACTTGCTGTTCTGGAAATGCTCGACGAAGTTGAAGGCCCCGACGAAGGTGCGGTAGCTCAGTCTCAAAACCTCGTTGGTCCACGCGTCGTCGTTGTTGTTGACGAGGTGGCTGGTTTCGGGCTTGATCAGGTAGTCGAACGGCTCTTCCTCCGTCATCACCGACGACATGATCGTCACGTGCGACAACAGGTACTTCGAAGAATCAGCCGCCATTTTCCGCCGCGCTGCGGCGGCGGAGCCGCTCGCGGTCTTGCAGAACGGGTGGTCCCCGTCGATGTCGCAGCCACGGAACGCACGGTTGCCATACCACCTCTCCCAGTCCCCCGGCTTGAGGATCGGCTCGTTCAGCGGCGCGTTGGCTACCTTCTTGAAGGACATCTCACCCTCTACCTATCCGCTCGGAAGCCCACTTTTCTACCGTTTCGCCCACGTGCTGTCCGTTGACGTAGGTGTCCTCGGTGACGACGCCGCCCTCGTCGATGCAGAATCGAGCGACCGTTCCGGGGTACTTGGCAGAGATACTTTCCGCATAGCGCACCGCTTTTGCGGCGTCGTCGAATTCGACCTCATCGCCGAGGAACTGGACGTATACTTTGCCCTCGTCGAGCACATCGGTAATCTCGGGGATTTCCTCGCTCGACGCATCCTTGCCCTCAAGCCCCTCAGTCTCCTCGTCAGTGAAGTCATGCACCCGTTTGTACGGGTAGCCGTAGAACTCGGCGGTGTACTCCTCGCCCACCATGTCCCAGAGCGCATCCATCGAAATACCGCGATCCTGCGCTTCCTGTCGGAGGTAGTCTTCCTGCATGAAAAAGCGCTTCGCCTCATCCTCGGCTTCGCTGACCTGTTCGAGAAAATATTCCTCATCCTCGTCCGCATCCTGCTGCGTGTACTCGGCGGTCTTGCTAGCGACCACACCATCGGGGTTGATGCGCGGGTCGATCTGCGGGAGATGCTTTTTCTTTTTCGGATTCAACGATTCCACCACGCCCTGCATGGTGTCCTTTGTGAGCAAGTCCTGCTCCTGCTGGTCGAGGTGCTCTTTCATGTCGTCGCGTGGCGGTAGCTTCGTTGGCGTCTCGTGCATCTCGACGAGTCCCTTTTTGCGGAGTAGGCTCGACACCGGGCGGTACACGCCGGGCTGCGAGGGGTCCTGAACGTAGTTTCCGCTCGGCGGGGGCGCAGCTTCCTGCTGGCGGCGCTGCGGGCGGGTCTTCCAACTGTAGCGTCCGCGCACGTCTTCAAGGTCTTCCGCGAATTCGAGAATGTCCACGCCTTCCTTCCATGTCACATTGTTCGCGAGCATGTAATCGGTGTACCTCTCGATCTCGTCCATGCCGTACCAGCCGATCCAGAGTCCGTTCCAGATCGTGTAGTCGGGCTTCGTCTTCTGCTCCTCATAGCTGATGGCAGCGTTACCGGCTGGCCTCTCCATCTTCACGAGGTCCTCCGGCGACACATACTTATTCTCCTTCTTCCACTGTTCCCTCTCCTCATCGCCCACGCCGGATGCACGCTCGCGGAGCGTGTCCGTGAGAACCTTCTCGTAGCCGGGGTCCCGCGTGACGAGGCGCTGCTCGCCCTCGGGCCAGTAGCACTGGGGGTCCTGCTGGAAAATCGTGAACGGTTTTTGCTTGCGCTCGTCGGGCGTTTGCCTGACCCGCCCTAGCGCGTCTTCTTCGCCCGTTTCTTTTTCTTCCTCCGGCACCTCGCGGTTGTCCTTGAGGCGCTGCTGGCAAGCCTCGTTAATGGTCACGAGGTAGCCGTCGAGCATGTTCTGGTTCTGCGCCCAGAGCGCGGGGGCTTCCTGGTACCGCGCGAGGAGAACCTGCTCAAGCTCGGGCCAGCGCCCCTTGATCACCTGCTTGACGTAGTTGGCGACGCGCTTGTCCAGGCGGCTGCGTTCGCCCCACCGCTGTGAGGTGCTCGGCTTGTATTCCCCGTGCCCGTATCCTTTGCTGTTTTCTGTGTTCTTGGCGTAGCTGAGCACCTTCTGCTCGTACTCGGGCCAACGCCCCTTGATGACCTTTATGGAATAGTCAAGCGGTAGGTCGGTGTAGTGCCGGTAGCGCTGGCGACCCTTGCTTTCCTGCGCGTCCTTCTGACCGGAGAGAATCTTCTCCTCAAGCTCTGGCATACGAGCGTGCAGTGTGTCGGCGGCGTAGTTGATGAGCGCCGCGAGGTTGTTGGCTTCAAGGGCAGACCTCTGGAAGTCGTCCCAACTCTTACCTTGGAAGAACGCCTCGGAATACCTACGCGCCTCGCCGGGGTTGCCGACGATCATACACTCCTCCGGGTTGAGCCTGCCGTTCTTCTTACGCTTGAGTCCGGGGATGGCAGACCACGGCTGCTTCAGCACCCTGATGGCGTACTCCGCCGCGCCGTAGCCGGATGCCAAGCCGGGCTTCTCTTTCAAAAGCTTCGCTTCAAATTCGGGCCAACGTGAACGGCGACCGCGTGCGGCGTAATCAAGCGCCATACGCATCTGTTCCATATTGCGCGTCTGAAGGAAAAGTTTTTCAAGGAGATAAGGTTCCAACTCGGGCCAAGGCCCCTTGATGAACTTGGATGCGTAGTCAATCGCTTCTTTGTCTACCCTGCCGCGTGCCTTGACTTTGTCAAAAAGAGCCACAGCCAGCGGTTCCCACGGCTGTCCGGGGTGAAACAGCGCCCCGTACTTCAGCAATAGATTCGTGTTGACGTGTGCAGCGACAAGCTGCGCCTCAAGCTCGGGCGGGAGCGCCTTCCCTGTGGCGAGGGCGTGGCGCACCTGCATAGTGAACTTCTTGCCTTGGGGTTCACCATAGCGGGTGCGGTAGCTGTAGCCGCGATCTCTGTCTCCGGCAGGATTCCACGGTTTGCTAGGTTCCTGCGGTTCTTCCGGGCCTTCCGGTTCTTGCGGTTCCACTGGTCGAGTTTTGTATTCTCCGCTAACAGGGTCGTAGCGGTTCCGCCACCATTCATCGTACTCTTTCTGATAGGCGTCATGCTGCTTTTGCCACTCTTGATATTGTGGTGTAGCCTGAAACGCCTTTTGCTTGTCCTGCCATTCGGCGTGGTCTTTTTGGTACTGGTCAAACTTTCCCTGCCACTCGGCGAGTTCCTTGTTGTACTCGGCAATCTGCTGGTCAAACTGAGTGTTGTGCTCAACTTCCTTCTGCGACTCCTCGCCCAGAATCTTCGCGACAGCATCCGGGTCGGAGACGTTCTCAGTGACCCACTCCCGTACTTTCGGTTCCTTCTCGGCAAGCAATCCGAGAGCCTTGGCAAGCGACGGGTCGGCGAGAAACTTTTCGCTCCTGCTGTAGCTGTTCTCGCCCGTGACGGACTCAAGCATGCACACGTCCGCCCGGTTCATAAACTGGTTGGACTCCGGGTGAAGCTGCGCCACGGCGGAGCCTGCGTCGAAGAATATGTAGAGTGGCCCATCAGCTAGGTAGTGCGCAGCCATCGTGTTGCCGGGAGGGGCGGTACACCAGTTGGTGCCGCTGCCAAGCTCCATAGCCGCCTTCGGCTCGGTAACCTTGTAGATCGTGATGTCGCCCTGCTTGACGACGATCTCCGCGCCCTGCCTCACCCTCTCGCGCTTCTCTTCCTTCTTGCTGCCCATACCCGCGACCGTCGCCTGCTCAAGCGTCTCAAACAGCTTCGGCGGGTCGTACTGCTGGATGTCCTTGCTGAAGGTGAAAGCCGGGGACTTTTTGAGCTTCTGGAATATCCCAAGCTGCTCCGTCAGCTTCGCGGCATCTTCCGGCAGTTTGAACGCGCCCTTCGCAAGGTGCTTCGCTAGCCATGCCACGTAATCGGTCTGGTTCGGGCTTGGGTCTGCCTTGATGCACTCCTCAATCTGCTCGGGAGTCAGCTTGAACTGCTTCTGGAGAAGCTCGACCTTCTGGTCGGTGGGTCGGGCGGACTTGGAGAACCAGCCAGAGTCCTCGGTGCTGCCGATCTTGCTCAGCGCTGTGTCCCAGTCGTTGCCGTCCACCTCGGAAGCCCACAGGCGGGCTTGGCTATCAAACACAGCGTCTTCCTCGTCCATAATCGCCGCGAGCCTACGATCTTCTGCGTCGTAGTCGTAGTTGTCGTACTCTTCGTCGTCCTCAGACCCGGTCATATTCAGCGAAAGCTCGCCGGGGTCTTGCAACTCTTCCGGCTCGTCGGACGCGCCCGCGTCGGGGTTGTCCGTGCCGCCGATGGGCGTGCCCATACCGTAGCTCTTGGTCGGGACATCCGCCTCTTTTTCAAATTCAGGCTCGTCAAACATGGAATTCTCTTGCTCTTCCATTGAGGGCTTGCGGGATGTTGGCATCCTGCCAATTTGAAACTCTGAGTCCGGTAGTCCGTGCCAACGATTTTCTGCTTTGGGACGACGAATTTTTTCTGTGTATTCTTCCACGATGCCCGTAGACGGAACTTCATAGCCGCTGTAGCTGAGCTTGACTCCCTTGCCTTGAGTGACGGACTTGACCATCTCCGAAGTGAGCGCGTAAGAGTTCCCGATCTGTTCCGGCTTGATGGAACCGATAGCCTTCAGCCAACGCCCCTTGTTCGCTGCCTGTGAGATCGGGTCTGACGTGTCGCGCTTCCACTTTTCCTGACCGGGCGTGAAGGTGATAATGGAAATTTTCCCTGTGCCCATACCTCGGTTGAACTCCCAATCCATCTTGGCGGCCCAGCGCACCGCGTCTTCTGCGTTGTCCATAGCGAATATCTCGCCCTCGCCGTAGCGTTCGCCCTCTTCGTCGCCCTTGACCCAGTTGGAAGTCTGGAGCGGGAGAATGCCCTTTGTCTTGATGCTCGGAGCTTTATCAGTGGATGTGACGTGGTATAGCGTCTTCGCCGCTGATTTCGTAAGCTGAGCGATAGTGACGAGGCTGGCATCTTTGTGCTTGTCACCCTTGTCCCAGTCGGCGCAGCAGGCGAGCGGGACGATGTGCATACCCCAGAAAGCGCACCACGATTTGCGACCGTGTGGGTCGGGGGCTTTCGCTTCGCTGCCATATTCGCAACGGTGGCACCCAAAGCCGCCCTCCTGCTCGGCGTACTTGGCTTCCGCCTGCGTGAACTTCTTCTCCATCGGCGGCTGATTCTCGGGGTCGCCCCTGTGGTACAGGCGGCACGATCCCTTCTCAAAGCTGATCGGACCGTCAACGCGCATACACTCGTTCGTGCCCTGCCTCATATCGCAGGTTCCGCACAGGTAGTTGCCATCTGGGTCGAACGGCTTGATGTCGTCGGTGTTGACGTTGTCGGCAGGCTCGGCGTACTGTGCCCACTGCTTCGCTTCCTTGCGCACGTGGTCTTCGTGCTCAAAATCGTATTGTCCGCTGTCGGGAAACTGACCGTGTGCCGCCTTCGCCGAGGCTTGGACAGGAGCTTCTTTGAAGAACTCGTGTTCCGCTTTGTCCTCCTCAATTGGGGTGATCTCGCGGGCTTCCTTCTCCTCACCGTGCCAGTCACTCAGCACGTCTTCTATCGGCTTGACGCCGAGGCCGACGAGCGTAGCTTGCGCCTCAACCTTGGAGGTGTCCCAGTCCGGGTGCGCCTTGGCGATCTCGGTGCAGCGGGTGGTGTGCGCTTTACTCTTGGTGTTACGGTGAAGGGTGACGCCCACCTTTGGCTGGGATTCCTTGAAGAACTCGGCGTCTTCCTGGCTGGATGGCGGTGCAAGGTCTTTCGGTGGGATGATGGCTGGGGAGCCGGAAAAGCCTTCCCCGTTGAGGCTCTCTCCGAACTCGGTTCCCTTGGATTCCGGGGTGGACTCGCCCCTGCGATGAGCGCCCAGAGAGTCGTAGTTGTCCGTGGTCATAGACTCCAACAGGGCGTCCATGGCGCGTTTCTTCAGCAGTGGGGATTTGGGAGTCAGGCTCATCCTATAAATGGTACGGGAAAGCTTGAAAAAACTGGGAATATAAGGTATTGAAAACGCAGGACATCGCTACTGGACATTTTTTAGTCCTCGGCTGTATACTACAGGTGGTCAAACGGCATCTAATAAGACAGGAGGACTTGATGAGCGAAACAGCGGTTCTATCAGCCCACAAAGACACCAACCTAGTGACACGCGAGACTTTGCGTGCGCTCCCCGCAGTGATTGGCACCGACACCTTCAAGCCAGTTGCCCACATTGAACTGGTGGAAACCTTTGAACGCGAACTCAACCGACGTGACATCCAGATCATCCGCGAACAATTCGCGATCTCCAAGAACGGTATGAAGCTGTTCGGCACCCTTGACCTGACGCTGAACGGCGTTGAGGGAATGGCTGCTGCCCTCGGCTTCCGCACTTCCAACAACCGCGAAATGGCGCTTCAAGGCATCGCCGGGATGCGCGTTTTCGTGTGCGACAATATGGCATTCAGCGGTGAGACGATCATCCTGCGCCGCAAACACACGTCCGGTCTGAACCTTCTGGACGAAGTAGTTGAAGCCCTCAACCAGTACGAAATCCACTACCGACAACTGAAAGCCGAAATCGGCGACCTTCGCAGCTACGGGATGGAAGACGTAGCGGCGAAAGTCCTTATCCACGACATATTCGCCAAGCAGATTATGCCCGTCCGGTATATGCCGGAAGTGAGCAACGTCTACTTCAACGAGTTCGTCACCAGCGCGGAGCCGAAGTACGCGGCGTTCAACGACCGCACCGCTTGGAGCCTCTTGAACAGCTTCACCGAAGTCGCCAAAGAAATGCCCCTGACTACGCGGATGGACGCCACTCAGGAAATCGGTGCGATCTTCGGCAAGCTGGTCAGGTAGCCAATTTCAGGCAGTTGGCTGTATACTCAGTATGACTACTCAATAGCTGGATAGGGGTACCGCAGCATAGCTCGGTACCCCGCCAGCGACTTTAGGAGAAAAGACAATGTGCGAGATTGGAAAGCCACTTGAGATTCTTGACGTTCAACCGCTGAACCTTCCCGCGCCCCTGCGCCGGGAACAGGAGCAGCCGGAAGAGCAGCCCGTGACCATTGAAGTTGAAGTCCCGGTCGCGGATGCCGTCCTCGTAGAACGCAGCTAGTGGCGAGACGAGCCATTCGCGGTGGGCACGAGTCTCTTCCCCACGCCAAATACGGCGTGGACTTGAGCAAGGTGCCCGACACGTACGTTGAGCCGTTCACGGCTTATCGTGCGTGGAATTGGGATGCCGATGGCGTCACGTCGCTGAACAATGCGCCGTGGACACCCAAGCAAGCGTTTGAAGCTACCTGCCCTCATACCTCTGATCTACGTTCTATGCAAGCCGCGTGCAGTTCGCCGGAATCGGAAGCGTTCTGGCAGAAGCAATCCCACCTTGTCCCCGAACCGACCTGCACGTGCGGCATGTACGCGGGAATCAACATGCAGCACCTTCTTGACATCGGCTACATCCAGCGCGGGATTCACGGCGAAGTCGCTCTTTGGGGACGCCTCTACCGCCATACCCTCGGCTGGCGTGCGCAGTTCGCGTATCCAAAATTCTTTGTCGTTCCGGCGAATATGGTTCCGCTCAATATGAACGAAGCGAAAGGTCGCTTGGATTCGCTGTGCGACTTCGGCGTTGACATTTATCTCCAGCCGGACACGGAAGTCACACTCAAGAGTGAGAAGATTCCGCTGTGGATGCCCGACTACGGCTACACCACGCAGGGCTTGGAGTGGCTGGTTGAGAAGCGCAAGAAGTGGTACGAAGGGCGCACTCTTCTACACACCCTTGCCGTGGGCGACCGTGTCGCGGTGTTCGGCACGACCAACGGTATCGGCATCGTGAAAGACATCGTCGGCAACGAAATGTTTTACACTATGTTCAATCCGAATCTGATCTACCGCAAGCCAGTCAAAGACGTGAAGTGGAACGATGCAAACTGGCGCTGGGAGACAACCGGAGTTGGTTCGGTGCGAGGAGTGTAACGATGAATAGCAGAGAATCAGCATCCCTTGACCGCTACATTACCGGGAACTACGGAGAAGATCAGTTTCAAGGCGAAGCGGAGTTTGAAGCCGAATTAGACCGACTCTTGAATCTCCGAGACACGGCAATCAAGTCGAATGTTGGAGTTGAACAGGCTGAGGCGCTTCTCACCAAGCATTGCCCGGAGTGGCGCGAATATGTTGAATGACGAGACGCAAAAACTCGTAGACTCCGTGATGGAGAACCTCAAGGCTTTGCTTCAAGAGATGTCCACAACGGCTCTGGCGCTGGAGAAGCAGTGGAGAGACGAGTCTATAGCATTACGGGACAGCTACAGCGGCTTCCGGCAGTTTGAACCGACCGAGGAAGAAGAACGGGCGCAGGGACGTCGGCAACGCGCTTGCGACGAAATTTACGATAGAGCGAAGACCATCCGCGAGTGTATGGACGTTGTGGCTCGCCGGGTGAACAACATCATCGGAGAAAACATCGTGATTCAGTTCTCCAAGTGGAATATGCGATGAATTGCAAATGGTGCAAAGGCGGGTACTACCCGGCTGTCAACGTGAACGGCGTTGTTATTCATCGCACGCCACCGACCGTGGTCGTCGCACGCATCGTAGATGAGAAGATCGTGCCCATTGAGTCCATCTACCGGGACGGTATTGAAATATGTCTGGACGCACAGGCAAAATGACGGCAGAGGCGCTCGCGGCTCGGGGGCCGAGGATGGCTCTCGCCCGGCTCAGAGACGGGAAGCTTCAGATTTTTGACAACGAACTCCGTGTGCCAGCCGAAGCCAGCATTATTGCCCGCTCATACACTTGGAGCTATCTCAAAAAACTGGCGAAGTTCAACGCTTAGAACACGTAACTGACCAATCAAAGCCGTCCCTCAGCTTGATGATCTGCTTGGTTTTCCATCGGTATACGAACAACCCTTGCTCATTGAAAGTGTAGATGTCAATCAAATGCTCGTCCGCGACCTTAGTGTCCCCGAGGTTAGGGTCGCCGAAGATGTTGTTGTCCGGCGTTGACGGAGCGCCACCGGAGCCTCGCGGGTGAACATGAAACTCCGCCACCGTGAGGGGCGAAAGTACTGTGGTAAGACTCCCGCGTTCGTTCGTGAATTCGTGGGGGACGATCACTCCGCCGCGCTTGTCCGCGTCTATGCGGAAACCTGCTTCGGCTCCGCTTTCGCCGTTGCCGGTTTCTGCCCAAGCTTCCTGCATCGCTGAGACCACATCTGGGCGGCACGTCCACTGGTCATGGCTGGAAATCGTCGGTGGGGCAGGTGCATGCACTTGCGTGCGGCACGACAGAAGCAAGAACGGAACGATCAGGATGTAAGCCAGTTTTCTCATAGCCCAAAAAGGAAAAGCCCCGGCAGCAGCGAACACTGTCGGGGCTTTTCAACTTGAAATTTCAGTCCGACGATTACGAGCCGGAGTAGAGGAGCGACTGTCCGGTCGCGTCACTACGGCTCAGACCTGCGTCGAGGAACTCGCCGTAAACCGAGCCAGAGACGTCGAAAATGTCGGTGACAGTGATAGTGCAATCTTCCGCGACGGCGGCGGTGTCCACGGTGTATCCCGTGTTGTACGACTCCATCCAGCACCCTTCGTAGACCGTTGCCACGCAGAACACGCCGGGGTTGCCTGTGTTGTTCAGGCCGCCCTCTTTAGGCACGTCCGCGACTGTCGCCTCCCCAACGCTGCCGGAGTTGAACGATGCCAATTCCGAGAACACAACCTCGGTCTTAATGTCGAACGGCCAGCGGTGATGCTTCAAGGAACGCACCGCGCCGCTGGTTCCAGCCTTGTAGCCGAGAACCTGCATGAGGTTCGCGAGGTAGAGACAGGTGCGGGTGATGCTGATGCTCAGCGGGGTGGTGACGCCGGGCACAAGCTCCGCGACCTGGTCGCCGTAGCCGAGACCGCGCACCGGGTCGATGGTCTTGGATTCCGTGTATGTGAAGCTGGAGGTCACGCCCAGCTTGACGAAGGCTCCGACGTCCACGAGGTCCGTGAAAATCTTGAACCTTGTGGACAGAACGGTCTCCGTGTTCGGGGTCGTGCCTTGCCTATAGATATAGGCTCCCTGCGTTGCCTGTGCCATAGTGTTTCCTCAATTAGGGAACCCCAAAGTCGGGATACCCAAAATCACGCCGTTTCGATAAATGTTCCGGGGGCGGCTACCATTTCCATTTGCTCCCTAGCCCGTAACCATAACGATCCTAAGGTCAGCCACGAAGCCCGGCATTTTGATGCCGTCCCCGAACCCGTTACTCGGCGGCGGCCAGCGCGAGACCGTCGAACGAGGACTTCTTGCCCTTGTTCTTCTCCTTGATCTCGGCAGCAGCAGCCTCGGATTCCTCCTGCTGGTGCTGCTTGTTGAGCGTCTTCGTCGCCTCGTCGAACATGTCCGCTGCGCGGAAGATGGCTTCCACCGCCTCGCGCACCGCTCGCGTGTCGTTGACCTGCGTCAGCGACTTCGCGTCCAAATACATTTTCTTCAAATCGTTTCCGAGAGATTCGGCTTCCTTCACGGCCTTGCTTGTGGTCATCTCGGCTGCCTGCTTGTTCAGGCGGATCGGGGGAACAGTCTCGGGACGATCCAGCCGTGCGCCGGATTCGTCTATCGCCGCGTGCGCCTCGTCAACCTCAGGGGTACGACCGCCGTCCTCGACGACCTTGCCCTTCTCACCGATGTCAAACGACCAGCCGCCGCCGGCCGCGCCGCTCGCTATCTTCTCGATCTCTGCGGCGATCACCTTGAGGGCGGATTCCTTCTTGTTGTGGATGGACCAAGCCGTGGCGTATGCCTTGTCAGGCTCGCCGGGGTACTGTTTCTTCAGCTTGTGCATCAACTCCTCGCTGATGCCGGGGGGCGTGACGGCTTCCTTCTGCACAGAAGCCGCTAACGACATTTCCTCTCCCGTCTCCTCGGGGAACGCCACCGAATGATGGCCGGACTCCTGTTCATCCATCGTGGGCAAAGCCCCGCTCGGGCGGATGCCCTCTTCCGTGAGCTTGTAGTCCTGTATGCGGTAGTCGGCCGTCTTCTCATCTTCGAGGGAGGCGATGCTCAGGCCGCCGAGGTCGATCTTGGCTTTCTCAGGTTCGGGGTTGGCGCTGATCTGCTCGGGTGCCGCGTTGCCGCCACCCTGTCCGATCTGTGTTGAAGCGCCGGAACCGTTGCCGATAGTGCCGTCGTTGCCCATGGCGTGATCACCGAGGTCCGCCTTCTTGGCGGATGCCGCGACCGGAGCCGGGACTGACGCAGGCTCGGCGAGAGCCGGGGCTGTGGACTGGGCGGGAGCCGCTGGGGCTACTGCACCTTCAGGTTGTTCGGGTGGGAGGACCGGGCGAGACTTCAAGATTTCGGTCAACTGCACGACCGCGTCCTGCTTGCCCTTGTTCTGCGCGAAGTCCTCTTCCTTCGGGAGGTCTCCGATGACCTTGATGAGGGTCTCGGTCGGGATGTAGTCGATTGGGTTCGTGCCGCCCGCGAGGGGTGGGGCTGACTCTATCGCTGCGGGGGCTGGCTCTACCGCTGCCGGGGCTGTTGCCATCGGCTCTTCGGGCACCGCTTCCTTCTTTTTCTTTGCAATGCGCGGGACTTCGAGCTTCTCCGGGGCCTTGGCTTCGCCCTTCTCGTCGCGGTCGGTGGTGAACGCCGCGCCGCCGTCTGCCTGCTTCTTTCTGGCGCTCGAAAACTGGCTATGCCCCCTCAAGACTTCCTGCGACTCGCCGCTGTAGGCGTCGCTTTGCGCCATATCCACGGGTTCCGCGACCGGGTGCGGCCCGTGCCGCTTGCTGTGCATTTTCAGGATCATGTCTACCTCGTTCTTCAGTTTCGTTGCTTCCTCTGGCATCACGGCGTCGTCCATGTAGTCCGAGATGCTTGATGCGCCGTCCTGCTGCATCTGTTGAGGGTCCGCGTTCAGAACCCGCGACATGTGTTCCACAGCGCCCTCGATCTGCTCGATGCTGGGGTCGTTAGGATTCGACTCCATCAACTCCTCAACAAGCATGTTGGCGCGGGTGATGGCTTCCTGAAGCGTCCGCTTAGACACCAAAACCGTTGACTTTTTCTTGCTGCGCCCAGTGATAAGCCTCGACTTTGCCATCTACCCCTCTTTTAGATCGTCGTCGCCGGGATCGTGGGCACAAGCATCATCGAGCGAAGCTGCATCATCGCCTGCGCGATGCGTCCTGTCCCCGGCATCATCAAAACATTCGCCCAAGCAGTAGCCGCCTCGCTCGGGTTCGTGGTGATGCAGTCGAGCGGCCCCTGGATCGGCGCGGGCTGGTTCGGGTTCACATTCGAAGGCAGAGCCTCCATGAACCGCGTCGTGTAGCTCGACATCTGCGTCGTTATGCCGACGTACTGCTCAGTCAGCGGAAACTGAAACGTGAACGACGGGTTGTTCGGGTCGGCGAAGTTGCCCGCGATGTTCACCACCGGGTCGCCGAAAGCTGCGATCTTCGCCTTGTCGCTCGCATCAGTGGGATCGCCGACAAACAACGCCTGGAGCGTCACGCTTATGATCCCGTTCGACTGGCTGACTATCGCGTTGATCCTCATTCCCTAACTCTCCAAGCTGGCGCTCATGCGCCGCCGATTACAGGCTCGTCTGAACGGTAAACGTCACGCTCAAATACAGGAGCGAGAAGATTGGCTTGTACGTCACCGTGACGTCCACCTCGGTCGGGTCGTTGGCGTTCTGCTTGACCACCAAGCTTTCGTACCCGGCGACGATCTGCAAGTCCACGAGGTTCTTCAGCAGGCTGTTGCTGACCACGGTGATGTCCGTGACCAAGCTATCGACCAGCTTGCGGCCAATGAACTGTTGCAGGGTCAAGCGGAACTGCTGGGCGACGTAGTCCGCGATGGTCGTCGAGGTCGGCTCGCTTACGAGCGTGTTCTGCGGGTTCGTGGTCTTGTAGTGGCGGATCAACAGGGAGCCGTTGTTGTTGAGCACCCATGTCAAGCCATTCGCCGCCCCGAGGTCCATGGTTGGGTCGTCGTAGGTGATAAGCAAACGGCTGAAGCCGACCAAGTTCTGGAGGGTCAGCGTCGTCGCCACGTCGTTCGCCGGGTTGCAGTTCAGACCGGCCATGGCGGCTGCCATGAAAGGCCCGTCAACCAGGTACTCGATTGCTACTCCCGTCGTCGGGTTCGTGATCAGTACGCCCGCCGCAGCGTTGCCGATTGCGATCATGCGCTGGTTGAGCAGGCTCTCCGCGTTGGCGCTCGCCTGCGCGGGGGTGGTGAACTGGCTGTACCCCACGAAGCCGATTGCCTCGCCCTTGTAGCGTGCGGTCGCTTGGGTCGTCAACTGGCGGCTCAAAGCCTGATGGACCGTCGGGTCGTTGCTCAGCGGTATCACCACGTCCGCCTTGCGGTTCAAGCCTGGAAGGTTCATTGTAAGCTGCTGGAGCGCCGCGATAAAGTCGCTGGAGGCGGCCACGTTGGTGCCGGGCTGCACAGGGACCTGGATCGCGCCGAAAATCTGCACGCCGTTCTGCGCCATAAGCTGGATGCCCAGCGACAGGCGGTTAATCGTGTTCGGCTGACCGTATGCCGTGTAGGCTGCC